CAACTGTGAACTTATAGAGGGCGGAGCAAACTCTTTAATCTTCTGCTCCCTCAAAGCACCCGGATTAACCCGAATAAGCGCATTAGGAATGTGCCATTTATTAACTTCACCTGGGTCGAGCGCTCCGTCCTCATAAAGTAATTTAAAATTTGTAGTTGCGCTTGTATGTGATATTAATAACGCCTCAGTACGATTTAGCATTCTTTGAGGAGACTTAGCGTGTCTTACATCTCCAGACGGATATGGCGTAGACGTGTGCTCGTTACAAGCTGGAATAATAGGATACTTTGTAATAGGCAAAACCTCATCATAAATAATCTGGTCTCCAAATAAAGCAACCTCTCTAATTTTTTGATCATAAACTAATTCTTCTATAATAGTTCCTTGGTCAACAAGAACCTTATATCTTTCATCTTCTAATAATTCTTTATATTCTTCTTTCTCGAATTTTTTTGATTTACCTGTATTAACGTCTGTAACTAAAACTTTTGGTACGTTTACTTTTGAAAAATGAATATACTTTCTTACCATTTTTTGATGGTCTTTGCTAACATCATCTCTTGTCCATACTTGGTCTCGAGAATATTTACCTGAGCCTACTTCGTTTACATCTTGCTCTTCTCTTGCATCTTCAATTTCTTTTTTATATTGCGGGAATACTGCTTTTAATGCCTCTTTAGTATGTAAATCAGAAAATAAAATAGACGATGCATCTGAGAAATCAGGCAGCATTGAGTTTGGGTCGATAAAAACAGATTCAGGGCTTACTCTTTTAAATCTAACACCACCCTCACCGCCATCAGCGTTCCAGTCTGGATAAACATAAAAATAAGAAATACCTTTAATAATAAAATCTTTACAAGCTTTTCTAAATTGAATATCGCCATCTGACTCTCTCCAAACCCAATCTAACATTTGATTGCAAACAAACGCCATATCATTATCCGTCTTGCCAATAGGTCTGACATCCCATTCTGGAGAAGCAGCCGCTATGTTTGCCAACACGGTTTCAACAGCCGGTCTTATTTTGTTGTTTGCCTCTGGCGGCTGCCCTACAGATTCTAAATATTCTTTTTGAGCATCGGTTAATTGATTCCCAAGAAAAAAATCTTCATCCTCTGCCATTTGGTAGCGCCATTCTTCGCCGGTCGATTCAAATAACTTGTATTGCCTCCAGACTTCTGCAAATTCAACTTCTGGTAAATCTAATTTTTTTATACTTATTGCCATTAGCTATAGAACACCTGACCAGTTTCCCAATCAGCCTTTATTTTATTTGTTTCAGGTTCAGTCCAAACATTGTTTTTATAACTTAAATTTGGTTTCCACATATCATCAAGCGCCCACCTGAGTGCGTCAAGTGTATCTTTTTTAAACGAACCGACCTCTTTAAATTGCAACAGTTCGTCTATCAAATCAAAATGGGTTTCTTTAAGAAACATAGCTTTAGATGCAAAATATGGTTGCATTTGTTTAATTCTGTAATATTTATTCTTAATAGCCTTCTTGCCGTTAATATTTAAAAACCTTCCTGATTCTTTTGATTTTCTCTGAATATAGTCTGCTAACATAACGTGACCTGTCTCCTCAATCTTTATATCTTTAGGAGAGTACATATCCGCCATAGCAAAAATTCGGTCAGCGCCATCCATTGGAGAAACTTGTCCTCTAAAATAGTCAACCACATAAATATTAAATTTAGGATCAACTGCGATAACCATTATGACCGTATAGTCAGCTTTGACACTTTCCGAGGAAGCTGGGTCAACACCCATAAAAATGTTAACAGGAACTCTTTCTTCACCTTCGTTTGTAATTTTTGTAACATAAGACTGACCCGCATCGCTAGAATAATATCCATCCCAGTATTGTATATCTGATTCTTTAAATACTCGGAATGAATCATCCATTGGAATATTTTGATACTCCTGATAAAAAAACGAAACGTGACCTTCAGACTTTAATCGTTCTCGTTCTGACTTCAGCCACTTGTAGGGTCTATGTTCCTTCCATAGTACGTTTACTTGTTTATTGCTGCGAAATTCTTTACCGGAGGCGACGAATTGTCCATTTTCCACATTTTGTGGAATGGCTTGATAAAAAAGCGATTTCCATCCTTTGACAATCCTTTCGCCAAGCTTATTATAAGAGCGTCTCCCAGCAATTCTGTTTAAATATGAATTATCATCAACGATTGTACCAATAAAACAAAGTTTAGCGTCGGTAGAGCCCGGTATAACAGCGGCGTTAAACCACCGTTTAAACTTATCTCTTGACATTTCTGTTAAGGTATTTGCTTCACCTTCACCATCATCGATGATAGTTAATGTAGGTCTATACGCACCATACTTCAAACCCCTAACTTTCTGCCCGGTTCCTCTAATTAAAATTTTACACATTCCAGAAGCCACACCGTTTTCGTCAAAGCTAGTTATAATTTCTTTTTCTTCCTTACCCCAGGTTGGCCCCATTCGGTTACCAAAATATTCGTGAACTTTTTTATTATATTCAATTTCATTTCCTAAAGCCTCTAGTAAATATTTAGACTGCGTTTCTGATTCTGACATAAGCAAGACAAATCGTTCTTCACCAAACAATATTTGATGCAATGGATAGATCAAAGATACTAACGTGGTCTTTGCGTGACCTCTAGGTGCAACTATCGCAATCTTTTCGCCAACGCTAAGGTCTTGTAAGGCTTGGAATATTTCACGATGAAATTGAGGAGATTCACAACGCAAGTGATAATGCATTGGATTTTTTTTATCGCCAAAAAGAACTTTAGCAAAAAAGAACGGGTCAACGTACATACGTTCTAATATTTTTTTACGTTCATTCATTTATTTTTTGTTTTGCTATTTTTTTTAATTGTCTTTTCCTTGTCTTGTTCTGTATTGCTAATTTTCTACGCAATCTTTTTCTGTCTTTAGCGCCGCGATTAGGCATTTAAGACCTGGCAACCATATCTGAATACTTTAAATTGTTTATAACAATTTCCAGGCTGTCTATTTCTTCTAGTATATCAAGGATACAAGCGGTAACAGCAGGAGGAACTTCGTAAGTATTTCCTTCAATGCAGATAAATCCAAGTTCTATATTGTCTATATCTGTTTTAAGCTGAATAGAAGTCTTTTTTTCCAAGTTATTTCTTTTTCTTTTTAGGCCAACCCTTTTTCATATCAGAATAGGATTTTTTACTAACTGTTGTATTTTTTTTACTACGGCTTGTTCCGGCTTTTTTGCGTTTATTAATATTTCTTACTAAACTATTTTTTTTAGGTGGCATAATATATTTAACTCGAAGGTATTTGTTTGATTAAAGCTTTGTCTGGTATTTCTCTTTTATGTTGAGCAAGTAATTTCTTATCGCCATCAGATAGCATAAATACTGTTTGCTCTGTCTTGCTTTCTTTTTTCTCAACATGGCCTAATATATCACTAACTCTATTTAACGCTTGCAGCCGTGTACTGGCTGGTGCGTCTATATCCTCAATAAAATTTTTATACTGAATAGCAACGTAGTCATCATCTACGCCAATTCTTTCTAAACGATCTTTCATTAAACTTGACATAACTTCCTTTACGGTATCTTTTCTTAGTATGGCCATTGCCCGGCGTAGAGAGCTTGAAGGATTATTATCATTATATACGGACATATATGCATCAATGATGTCAGGAATTTTCCACATTCCTTTGTCGTCAGGCTCAAAAAAGTCAACCAATTGCTGAATAAATGCGCTCTGGAGTGCAGTGGGCTTAACATTTCTAACTAAATTCTTTTTATAACGGTTGTCCCACTCGTAGTCAGGCTGTTTGCGAGCGTGTATTTGTGGTTTATATGTTGGAGTTTCACCATAGCCTGTTCTAATTAGATAAACTTTTTTCTTTCTGTCTTTTTTATAGTCTCTACGGCCAATGACCTGTAAGACTTTATTATCAGAGGTTACAATCCAGTCATCTTTGGAAGCTTCTCGCCATTTGTCTGTGTATTGTAGCTCTTTCTCCTCAGCTTGAGAAATATCATAAACTTCAAATACTTTGTTACGACACTTTACTTCCACGGTTTAATATACGAAAGAAAAATTAAAAAAGTTTTACATAATATACATATACATAAGCATATACATATACATATACATATAGGGAGCCTTAAGCAAACCCTAACCGTAAGCCTTAGCTTAAGCCTTCCAGTGAGAAAGGTTCTATCTTCGATAAAGCATACTCTACGCATTGTGATTTGCTCTAAAAATGCTTGTAAAATCTATGGATT